TACAAATACACAATAAAAGTTACAACACAGTAGCTGAACGTATTGAAAAAGCAGGTAAAGACTTATTAGAAGTTAATACCAAAGTAATTAGACACGAACCAGTTGTCATTAAAGCCATAATTAAAACCACTAAGGGAATATTTACAGGTATTAGTGCCGCTAATCCTATGAAACAAATTGAAAAAGAAAACCCTTATGAGGTGGCGGAAACAAGTGCTGTCGGAAGGGCTTTAGCTTTTGCTGGATATGAAACAACTAATGGAATAGCAAGTGCAGAAGAAATGAGAAAAGAACCATTAAAAACAGTTATCCAAGATGTAGAACGCAATAAAGAGAACTGTGCTAAGTGTGGTGCTAAGTTAGTATTTAGAACCGGAACTACAAAAGCTGGTAAAACTTGGAAAGGGTATTTTTGCCCTAATAAAGACCAAGATCCAATATTTGTTAGATAATTATGAATAATAAACAACTAGAATACAATCTCTCTAAATACCTAACAGTACAAGATATAGTTAAAATGGGAGTACCCAGAAAAACTATTGATAGGTGGATATTAGTAGGTAAGAGATTATGTTTAAAAGGGAAAGGCTTACATAAGTTCTCTGATCCGATTAAACTCCCTACTCCAAAGATTAAATCTAAAGTCTTAGTTAATCCCAAAGACTTAGTTAAGTTCTTAAAAAAGATTGGTAGAGATGAGTTAATAGTTAATATCCCTACATATTTAAGAAAATGAAAATAAATAAAGCAGATTTAGAAGGTGCTATTGCTAGAGGTTGGCGTAGCTCTAAAAATAAGAGAAAGGATATGGATATGGATTTAGTAGAGGCTATTTATGAGCAAGTTAAAGATTTATTAGAAACTATCCCAGTAGAGAAGTGTATTGAATGTAAACATTTATCTAATCCCGATAAAGTATACCCACCAAGACTTTGTAAAAAACATACTATCCCAGTAGAGTCTAAAGAAGAAGGCATTTTTTATATTTGCGGTTTATGTGGAGAAAAGTTTACTTCTAAATTTATTACTAAACCACTTAAACAACCTAAGACTAAACAGGGTTGTGAAAAATGTACCCATAAAGGAAAGAATAAAGATGGTAGTAGTTTATGTCCTGATTGTAATTGTATGACTAAAACTATTAAAGGATTATGTGGTAAATGTGGGAAACCTAAAAGACTAGATGATTGGGAGAAAGATAGAAAAGAATTTCAAAAACTATTTTATGAATTAAACAACTGGTCTTCTGGTCTTCTTAATGAAGTTTGGGATTGGCATATTAAAGCCATCAAACAAGAAAAACAAAGAACTAGAAAGGCTGTAATAGAGGAGATAGAGGGTAAATTATATGATAATTGGTCTGATGTTAATGGAAGTTGGAAAGATACGCATAAATTTTTAAATTCTTTAAAGGAGGGAGAGTAATGAAAATATTTTATTATTCTATCTTTATGTCTACACTATTATTTTCATATTTATCACTTAAAGATGGAGATTCGGTGTCGGTAATAATTTATTTATTAGTTGGAATATTCTCTATCTTAGTATTATTTTTTACCAATTCAAAACAAGGAGGGAGAGTAAGATGCAAATAAATAAAAAACAACTATTAGATTGGTGTAGAAAGAATAAGACAAATCCTCAAGTAAACAAATTTATAATAGATATGTTTGGGTTAAAGACATTTGCTTGGATTCATTCTGAATTAAGAATGGAAATAGTACATTATAAACAAGTTAGTAATCCATTAGAGGAGGAGAAATGACAAATAAACAAAGACTATTAAACTTTCTCTACCCTATTATTGGATTTATAGTTGTAGTGGGGGGAGCAATAATATTGGGAGGTTGAAAGAACCATTAAAAATGTTAAAATACCTTATGAATAATTTAGTTCCAAACTTCAAACCAAATCAGGGATTTATTCTTATTGATCCCCTCGAAAAAGATACAAAAAGTAGCATGATGAATGTAGTTGATACCCAAGATGTTCCATTTAAAGGTACTGTATTAGCAGTCGGTGATTCTTATACAGACGACAAGGGAAACGAAAAAACCACAAATGTTAAAGTAGGAGATTTTGTCTTGTACTCAGTTATGGGTACAGAGGAATTTAAAATGGACTTTAAAGACAATAAACGTTATAGATTAATTCTTTCACCCTTTTCAAGAATATTAGGGGTATTTACAAAATGAGATATACAAAAACAAAATTTGGTAGAGATGCCAGAAAATCATTATTAAAAGGTGCTAATGAAGTCTATAAAGCAGTATCAACTACACTCGGTCCAAGAGGGCGTAATGTAGTTATTCATAAAGGTTTCCAAGTAATAGTAATCCATGATGGGGTAAAAGTTGCCAGACATATAGAACCAGAGAATAGATTTGAAAATGCTGGTGCTAATATAATAAAAGAAGCTGCTGAAAAACACGTTAATACTTGTGGAGATGGTACTACCCTAACTACAATATTAGCTTACCAGTTAATGAAGGAAGCCTCTGTGTTAGTCGAGTCCGGTGTTAATCCAATGGCGTTAAGATCAGGGTTAGAAAAAGGTAGAGATATTATACTTAGTGAAATTGAAAAACTATCAAAGCCTATCAAAACAGAACAAGACAAGGTAGATGTAGCCACTATATCCTGTGCTGATAAGGTCTTAGGAGATATGATTGGTAAGACGTTACATAAGATTGGGTTAGATGGGATATTGGTAGCTGAAGAAACTAAATCATTTGAAACTATATTAGAACACGAAGAAGGTACACGAATTGACAAAGGATATATGAGTCCTTACTTTGCTAACAATCCAAAGGATATGAGTGCTACTATCCAAGATGCTCGTATTCTAATAACAGATAGAGAGATAACTGATATTTACGAAATTCTACCCTTTATAGAAGAACAACTACAACCAACTAAAATCCGTAACTTTGTGATTATCTCCCCTGATGTTAAAGGTAATGCCCTTGCCTCTTTTATCCAAACTAAAATGAAAGGTGGAATGAATATACTTTGTATCAAAGCACCATCATTTGGAAACTTACAAAAAGAAATGTTACAAGACTTAGCAATTATGACTGGTGGTACTTTTATGGCAGAGAGTCATGGTAGAGAGTTTAAAGACTATACCGTTGATGATCTAGGTTTTGCTAAGACAGTCAAGGCTTCTGAATATTCAAGTACAATAATCGGTTTGGGTGGAGATAAGAAAGATATTAAAAATCGTATCTCTTATATTAAGAAACAAATGGAAGACCCAGACACAGAGTTTGACCGAGAGAAACTAAAAGAACGTCTAGCCAAAATAACAGGTGGTGTCTATGTAATTAAAGTCGGTGGTTCGACTGAGATTGAAATGAATGAGAGAAAGGAACGTGTTGATGATGCTATCCTGGCTACTCAATCAGCTATTAAAGGGGGAATTGTACCAGGTGGTGAGGTGGCTTTTTTAACTTCTCTTAAAAAACTTAAATCTACTAATCCTGATGAAGAATACTCTTATCGTATTTTAACCAAAGCCTTAGAGAAACCATTTGAAAAACTATTAAGTAATGCCGGATTAAATGCTGGTTATTATTTAGCTAAGTTAGAAGATAAGCCTTTTGGATGGGGAGTAGATGTAACTACATCTGAAATTAAGGATATGTTTGTAAGTGGAATTATCGACCCATTATTAGTTTTAACAGAAGCCTTAAAATCTGCTGTTAGTGTTGCCATTATGGTTATTACAGGAGATGTAGGTATTGTGTTAGAGGAGGATAAAGAAAAATGAAAGCAGGAGATATATTAGATGTAAACAAAGACAACATTTTAAATAATGGTTATGGTTCATTCTCTACCATTGAAATAGTAGAAGTTTTAAATAATCTAATTGCTTATGTAGTAATAGAGTGTCAAGACGGAATAAAGATTAAAGAAATTGATGGTATCCAATGGGTAAGAAAAGAGGTTATTGATGATAAGTTTATTAAGTCAAAGAAAATTAAAGATGAAGTGTCCCCAATGTCTAAAAAATAAAGCCATAGTAAATCCTATGTATGGAATACTACCTTGTTTAGAGTGTCAAAAGAAAAACAGTCTTATATCAAAACCTAAAATGGGCTATGAATTTACTAGCGATAAAATAAGAAACGAAAGGAAAGAATATGGTAAATCAATCCTTCAACCATATGTCGGAGGAAAATTATCTAAAGAATACATTGAAGAGTATGGTACAAGTGCTTTAAGTAATGTAAGCAAGAGAGATATTAAAGAAGCCCAATATGTTTACAAAGATGAATTAAATTATCACAATCTAAATAAGAGTAAGGGAGGGAAAATATGAAAAATATACAATGGATTAAACCATACCACTATGTAAATTATCCAGTCTACTTAATTAATTTTTGGAAGATAAGATTATTTAAAATTGGTTATAAAAGAAGAAGGGTTGGTTATTGTAAAAGTCCTGATGAAGTATTTAATTTGTACAACTATTTATTAACACCAAAAAAATGAAATACAAAAGAAGTAGAGAATTAATATCAGAAGCATTGTTACAACTATATCCTAATAAATGTGCTGTTAATAGATTAGCTAAACAGTTAGTCGAAAAAAAAGATAAGTGGTTTGAAGGTTGGCACTATGAAGAGACTTTTGTTAAAAAAAATAAATCATTTGAATTTAGATTATCTAATGGTACTAAAATAACCTTTTCTGAAAAGGAAATGGGGGACAATAGATACAAAGCATTAACAGATATTATCCTGAGTGCCTTTGATCAAATACAAAGAGATAATGGAGGATATAAGAAATGAATGAAAAAACACTAGACTTTATTAGACTAATACTAAACTCTGAATTAACCAGACCTACTAAAGAAGAAATAGTTAGATTCTTTTGTTTACCAAGAAATACTCCAATCAAACCATCAATAGAATTAGACTCAGAGGATGAAGGGGTAATTGCAGTTGAAAGACCTAGTGCTGAGGATATAGAACTAGAGAATGACCCCAAAAGAAAAGAAGAAGAAGAAGATACAAGGAAACTATTGAAAGGTGCTTAATGCGGTAAATATTCGGAGATAGTTGATTTAGGTTCAACAGGGTGTTCCCTCTTAGGTTCAAGTAGGGGATATAGGTCGATAGGGGATTGAGTGTTATAATAGACTATGACTAATTTAGGCAAAGTGGGGAGACCCAAAAAATATACTAAGGAAATTGGAAATGAAATATGTAAAAGATTAATGCTAGGAGATAGTCTAAGAACTATATGTAAGAATAAGAAACTACCATCAGCAACTACGATTTTTAATTGGTTGGCGGATGAAGAGTTTAATAAAGAGACTAAATTTCTTGAGCAATACGAAAGAGCAAGAGAGATTCAAGCTGACTATTTAGCCGATGAATTAATAGATATAGCGGATGATGGAAGAAATGATTATATGGAAAGAAAAGGTAAGAATGGTCAAACGTATAATGCGATAAATACAGAGCACGTACAAAGGTCAAGGTTAAGAATAGATACTAGGAAATGGATAGCATCAAAATTGAAACCGAAAAAATATGGTGAAAAAATGGATTTAACTAGTGATGGTGAGAAACTAGAAGGGCCGGTACCTTATTTACCAAAGAAAGATGACGAATGAAAAGTGGTGTCCTTTTCCTAAGCAAGAAAAAGTTTTGAGTATCTCAGCGGACACGTGCTTTGAAATACTTTTTGGTGGGGCACGTGGCCCTGGAAAAGCACAACCACTTAACTCATTAATATCTACACCAAAGGGTTTTGTTCAAATGGGTAATGTTAAGGTTGGTGATATTATATCTTCCCCATTAGGTGGCTCACAAAAAGTAACTGGTGTGTTTTTACAAGGAATAAAAAGGATACATGAAATCACTTTTATAGATGGAGCTAAGTGTGAAGTTAGCGAAGATCATTTATGGTTATCTAGTATAAGCAATAGACACACAGAATACAAAGTATACAAAACAAGTGAACTGATAAAGATTTTAGAAACTGGAAAAAATTTAGAGTGTAGACCATACCCATTAATTCCTTTGAGTAAACCAATTAATTATATTTCTATGGGTAAACTAATATTAGATCCTTATTTATTAGGATTATTGTTAGGGGATGGTTGTTTTAAAAGTAGTAATATATGTTTTACAACTAAAGACAAAGAATTATTAAGTATATTTAATAAAAATGGATATAAACCATCAAGACACAAGAACTCTGAAATTGACTACACTATAACTTATCCTAGAGAAAAGAATGGTAGTGATGGTAGGTTTAAAGCATCTAATAAATCTCTATCCGTCTTGATTAAAAAACTACATCTTCACAACTTAGGTTCTCATAATAAATTCATTCCAGACATTTATAAGTTTTCTTCAATTAACGATAGGTGGTCTTTAATTCAGGGATTAATGGATACTGATGGTTCAGTAGATAAAGATGGTTATTGTGAATACGCTACCGTTTCAAAACAATTAGCCATAGATGTTAGAGATATTATTTGGTCACTTGGTGGTAAGGCTGCATTGAATGAAAGATTTACTAAGTGTAATGGTAAGAGCTTTAAATCATATCGTCTTTATATAAACACCAAAAAAAATAGTAAACTATTTAGACTTAAAAGAAAGAAAAGAAGATGTGTAGATATTTTTAATGGTGGAGTATCAAGACTAAAAAGAAGGATGGTATCAATTAAATATATTGGTAAGAAAGAATGTCAATGTATATCAGTAGAAGATACACTTTATTTAACTAATGATTATATAGTTACTCACAATACAGACTGTGGTATTCAATGGTTACATGGTGAGAAGATAGGAGAGTTTGCAGATGGTAGTCCAAAGTATTATATCCATCACCCACAATACAGAGCTTTAATTTTGAGAAAAGATTATAGTGATTTGGTTGATTGGATTGATAGAGCTAAGTTTTTATATCGTTATGCCAATGTCAAAGTAGTAGGTAATCCGGCAGTTATGATATGGGAGTCTGGTGCTACCTTTCGTCTAGGACATTTAAAGAATAAAACCTCTTATGAAAAATACTTAGGACATTCATATCATAGACTATTAATAGAAGAGACAACCCTTATCCCTCAAGAAAAGTTTTATACACAGATACTAGGATCAGTCCGTTCTACTGTCCCTGAGTTAAAGACACAAGTTCTTAATACTACTAACCCTGGTAATGTAGGACACCATTGGGTTTACAATCGCTTTGTTAAACCAGCCCCTTACAATAATATCTTTAAGGGTGAAGATGAAAGAACACGGATTTATGTACCAGCTACTATAGATGACAACCCTATCTTAATGAAAGATAAGAACTATATGATGTATTTGGAAGGGTTAAAGTTTACTGACCCTAACTTATACAAGGCTTGGAGAAATGGAGATTGGAATGTGTTTGAAGGACAGTTCTTTGGAGAGTTTGATACCTATTTACACGTAGTTCCTAACTTCATCCCTAGTAATGGGCTAACCTTAGTAGGTGGTAGTGATTGGGGCTATTCACCTAGACCATTTGTTTTACTTTTAGGGGCTATTCAAAAAGTACCGTGGAAAGGAAGTTACTTTAATCGTCTATGGATATATGATGAGATTCGTTACACTAAGAAAAACCCTCAAGAGTTAGCAGTGATAATAAAAGAGAGAGAAGAGAATATAGATAAATTTGATATGTTAAAACTTGACCCATCAGCTAGTACAAAAGCTAAAGATGGCTCACTATCAATCCAAGACCAATTTATAAACGAAGGCATTAACTTTTCTCCGGCTAATAACAATAGACCTAATGGTTGGATGGCAGTAAGAAAGTGGTTATCAATGGCTCCCGACGGTATTCCTTATATGTTATTTACTGAACGCTGTAACTTCCTTATTAAAAACTTACCTATGTTAGTCTATGACGATTTACGGAAAGATGATTTAGATACTCTTGGACCAGATGACGAAGGTGATGCACTTAGGTATCTTTGTGTACATACTAAATGGATTGATGCCTCAGCTCAGGGAGTAGATAGAGAAAGCTCACCAGTAGTCTTATCTCACAAACAATTACTCAAAGACAAAGAGCTATTTGATAACGACCCAGGAGAGGACAACTACAAGACGGTGATATAATTAGTTATGCCTATGTAGCTCAGTTGGTAGAGCAAATCTCTTGTAAAGATTAGGTCGGGAGTTCGATCCTCTCTATAGGCTCATTAGGGAGTGAAAGGTTTAAGGCTGAGCCTGAATAAGGGCTTGTGCAACTCGGCTTCGATGTCGACACTTCCACCAAGTGATATAATGTGTTATGAAATCATTGATTGGTAAAAACGCCTTAACAGTCTTTTTATCAGAGTCTAAGAGTGATAATCTAAATATGTTTTTCTGTCCTTATACCAGAAATAATGTAGTCCAATATGTAGGGAATGTTGAAGTGATTTATCCTAGTTATGATACAGTTCAGCAACCAAATGTAATCATAAGACCTCAAAAGCTATCAAAGAATATCCACTATATATTTACTAATACAAAGGACAAGCCAAGTGACTCAACCTCTTTTTATATTCAACATAGAACATTTGACGAACCAACAGTACAAGTTTATTATTGTTATAATTGCCAAGCTCCTCAACTATATTTTAGTGACGATAAGGTAGTTAAGTTTGATAACAAATCAGATGTTAAAATTGGTGATGAGTATGTGTGTTCAAACCCTCTCTGTAAAACTCATTTAAAATACTTGGGGACAGTATCAATTAGTAATCCTGTTATAATATAAGTATGTCTGAAACAATAACCGAACAAAATAGATTCTCTCCTACTACTGGAGTTATCCCTACATTAGAACCATTAAACGTAGAGATTGAAGATGAGAAGTTATTGGGATATATAAAGACTTTAGAAGAAAAAGCTAAATTACATTGGGATTCAGAGGAAGTTAATTTAAAGAAAAGACGAGACCAGAACTTTAAATACTTATTTGGTAAACAACTCAAAGGTAAGAGGTTAAAGAAATATGAATCAGAGTATATCGATAACACTATATATGAATCAGAAGGTATCTTAAAGTCTCTTGCTCTATCGAAAATGCCTGATATCATTATCAATCCGGCAGAGTTTGATAACGAACAGAAGAAAAGAGTAGCTGACTTACTAACTAAATACAATGATAATGAGATAAACAAACTCGAACTTAAAAAACAACTAGGAATAATGTTTAAGCATTTACCTGTCTATTTAATCTCGGCTATGAAATATAGGTGGGATGAAAGCAAAGGTAAGTTTGGTTCATTTATACAAGAGGTAGTCCACCCAGAACATCTATTACTAGACCACACAGCTTTATCAGCTAACCCTGATGAAATGGAGTTTGTTGTCCAATATGTAGAAAAGAGTGGTAAGGAATGGGCTATGTTATTCCCTAAAAAAGAACAGGACATCATTGACTATATCAAAGGTAAACATTCAGGTTTGAAAGACAATACAGATGAAGTTGTTTTATCTCAGAAAGTAAGAGTAGCCGAAGTATGGTTTGATTGGTTTGATAAAGCCGAGGACTTTGACCCAGAGAAACCTAAGTTTAATTTTATGAGTGGAGTGGCTTGGAAATTAAGTAACGATGTATTACTAGGTAAGAGTAAGAATCCTAACTGGGATTATGAAGGTCACTCAGTAGCTACTATAAATGGTAGTCCTGTTGCTCCTGAAATTATACAACAGTTGATTTTAACAGGTCAGCAACCAGAAGGGTTCGAGATTAAAAAAGTATTCAATAACTACTTTGACTTCCCTCGAAAACCATTTATCTTTATGAGTTACGACCAGTTCTTAATGTCAGCTATTGATGAGACATCAAGGATAGAACAGATTGTACCTATTCAAAAATCAGTAGACGATACAGAGAGGTCACTTGATTATATGGTTCGTACTAGTAAAGGTAAAAATATCTTTAGTAAAGACTCTGGGATGAAAGCCAAAGACTTAGAGAAATTAGACCTTAACGACCCTGATAAGGATTTGCTAGTAAATGGTGTACCATCACAAGTACATTCTTTTATCCCTGCAGTTATGCCACCTGGAGAAATGTTTGTACATGCTAGAGATAAGAGAGATCGTATCTTTGCCAAGATGGGTGTTCATGGTGCTACTAGAGGTGAAGTGACTACAAGTACCGCTACTACTAATCAAATATCAAGAGAGGCTGACTTTAATAAATCTGATGATATAGTCGACGAAACAATCCTACACGTTGTAACTGAATTAGCCAAAGCAAGACTACATATAATGAAGTTACGTTATACTGCCGATCACTTTAAAAAGATATTAGGCGCTCAAGGTGAGGACTTACACTTTCAATTAACTAACGATTCTATTGAAGATGGCATGGAGGTTATTGTCTCGGCTTCAACTACGGATAAATTAAAGGCTGAAAGAAATGCCCAGAATATGGCACAACTTAATCTAATCGACCCATTAACTTATTTTCAAGACTTAGGATTGTCTGACCCAGAGGGTAGAGCTGAAAGGTTATTCTTAAAAGAAACTAACCCTGAAATGTATTATCAGAAATATATATTGAAAAAAGATTTGAAAGAAATAGCTAATACTGTTATTCAAGGTCAAACTATTCCACAAGCTGGACAGCCACAACCAATGGGACAAGCACCAGTTCAACCATCACCACAAGATACAGGTAATGTAGCTACTCAACCACAAGGCGGTCAAGGAATGTTAGGTCGAGCTATGGGTGGTATTAAGAATTTGTTTAATAGATAATTGTGATATAATACCTTATATGGAAAATACTAATGACAACATAGTCAACCCAACAAACCCTGTTACTCCTGTTACTGAACCAGTTACTACTCCAACACCTCCGGTAGAGCCAACCACTCCAACTACTCCTACTGAACCAACAACTCCTCAGACCCCACCTACTAAACCTCAAGAGCCAACTCCTACTATTAATACTGATGAAATAAAAGAAGAAGTATCTAAAGGTGTTATTCAAAAAATTGGTGAAGCACTAGGACTTACTAAGAAGGAAGAAGCTAAGTTACCTACTGACCCTAAAGAATTAGAGAAACTTGTTGAAGATAGATCTAAAAAAACTGTTCAAGAAATATTAGACGAAAGAGATACTAAAGCTAAAGAAGAGGAAGAAGCCCACGAAAAAGAAGTACAAGAAGGTGCTAAAAGATACCAGAACTTATGGGCTAGTCAATATGACCAATTAGCTACTGCTGGAAAATTACCAAAGATTGAAGATATTAATGATGTCAATGACCCAGGTAGACAAGCCAAAGCCAAACTATTAACTAAACTATATGAAGTTTTACAAGAGAATGAAAAGAATGGAATTGATGAAGTCCCAACCTTAAAAGAAATTTATTATGACTATCCAGAAGTCTTGACTAATAAGGTAGCCGGAGCTACTACTCCTGTATCAGGTGGTGGTAGAACTCATTCATCTGGTAATGCTATGGATTATAATGATATCCATAACTCATCTTTTGAAGATATCTTAAAAGAGAATCAAAACTAAACTTAAAATATCTTGTTGACAGGGTTTTTAAATAGTCTATAATTTAATTATTAGGAATTTACCTCGCAGCGATGCGGGGTTTTTTATTATATTTAAAAAAAAATTATGCCAGATGGAATAACAAACTCAAACAGAGTAGATAATACTACTGAACGAAAATTATTTGCTAAAGTTGTAGATAACACTTTAAACTCTACTACTTTCATGTCACGTGTGATGGGAATGGGTGAATCATTTGTAGGTAAGGAAATGGACTTTACTGTTACTATTTCTGAAGACTCTCAATTCCAATGGATTACAGGTCTTGAAGATTTAAACTCTTCCGCTGTAGACAATACAATCGAACTTCAATATACACGAACAATGGGTGTTCAACCTAAAGTTCAAATTGATTTAGAAAGTTTTGCCAATGATGGCGAACTTGGCACAATTCCTTTAAATGCTTTCAAATATAAGGAAGCTGCTGCTGTTACTTCTCATAAAATCTCAACTGCTATTTATAGTGCCGGTACTGGTAATCAACCAAACGGTGTAAATGCTTTCGCTGATGATGGTACTTTAAAAGCTACTAT